AGGGGTCAAAGAGAAGAAGATACGTAAGACCACTGCTGCTGCTGCTGCTGCTTCCGCTGCTGCCGCCGCCGCTGAGCCTGTTGCCGAGCCTGTTGCTGCGCCTGCTGCTGCGCCTGCTGCTGCGCCTGCTGCTGCGCCTGCCGGTGGTGACCCTTGGCGCACCCATCCGTCTCGCCTTGCGGCGATTGATCCTAAGTGCTGTATGGGTCGTCGCATTGATGAGAAGAACCCGCTTGCCGGTACGCGGCCTGGCGATGTCGGCTCGAATCGCGGCAAGGTCTTCCCTGAGAAGCAGTGTATTAGCGAGCCTGTGCCCGGGTCCAAACTGTGTGCGGGTTGTGCGACAAAGGACGCTGCCTTCAAGGCTAACCCCAATACGAAGGACGAGTCGTGGTACGGTCGGCTTGACGAGGAGTCGCTCTACCCGCGTGCCAAGATCGTCGGCTGTAAGTACTTCCTAGATAAGTACCCCAACGGCATCCACAACGATTCTTTCCGCCCCGGTGCTGCTGCTGCTGTTACTG